TTATACTTTTCGGCGTTTGAGAGCGAGCAAAGTTCGATAGAAAATGATTTGGCTGCTCTGGATATAGGGTAAGAATGAAAAACTAGCAATACCAAAGGTAATCCAGTTGAGGAAGTACCAAGGGAATAGTTGTAGGTCGAGGACAAAGCGCTGGAATTTGTAACCCTTCATCAAGAAACGGCTAGTTTTCAGGATTTGACGGGGTTTAGCATGTCCTAAATCCAGAGTGTCGCAGAGGAGGAATTCTACCTGCGAGTAAGCATAATGTTGCGGTACGTAGAGGAGATTGCCCACGATCATCAAGATGAGGCTCACGAAAAAGTAGAGCCCAAAGGTCATAAGGAATTGCTCGGTTTCAACTGATGAGAGGTCTAATTTTGGAAATTCCGGATGTAGGGCAACAAATCTTCGAGCCAAGAGATTGCTATAAAAGAGGCAATAAATGCCTACTAAGTTTGGAATGCTCCATAAAAATAGGTAGAAACGTTTGAGGAGCAGGGTCAGGAAGGTTTGCGAGAAGCGCTCTTCAGCAAAGAGGGTCAGGCTTGATTTTACGGAGAGTTCCGTATCAGGATCCTTGAGAAGTCGGAGTGTCGCAAAGGCAGCACCTGCTAGAAAAATCGTGCTCATAAAAGAAACCACTAGCGGGAAGAGATAGGCTTGGAGCACTTGTGCCAGCATGCTGAAAAAGGATTGCTCTAAAACACTTTCTTGGAGACGAGCCAAGGGGTTGAGAAAGCCTGATAAGATGACCAGTATGCTAGGTAAGAGATAGACGAGAAAGAGGCGGGGATTTTCAGCCTGAAATTGCCTCGTCTGCAGACGAATGGTTTTTAAATCAATTTTTGGGTATTTCATTCTTTCATTATACCATAAATAGTACACAGCTTGCTAATCCTTTGAAACCAGTGGACTTCTAGCGTGTTAAGCAAAAGTGAATACGAGATTGAATACGACTTTACTTTTAGCTGGAGCGGATGAAATCCATGAACTGGTCAACGACTTCAACACGTTGATTATCATTGATGTGGGTATACATATCAAGGGTGATTTGAACATTATTGTGACCGAGTCTATCTGAAATGATTTTGGCTGTAATACCAGCTTCAAACAGAAGAGAAGCATGTGTATGCCTAAATCCGTGAGGCGAAATTTTTTTAAGATCTTTGTGTTTACAAAAGAATCTGCTAAGCTTCACTTTCATAGTTGCGGCTAAAAGCCATCCCCCTATGTCATTCGTAAAAATATAATTCGAATCATGTTTGTAAGGCACACCAGCCTGGAAATATTCTTTTATTTGCTGTCGTTTCCAGAATTTCAAAACATTCAGAGTTTCATCATCTAAGGTGATAACCCTCTTACTCCTTTTGGTTTTAGGATCCTGAACAGTTTGTTTTTTGCCAATCACGACAGCCGTGCGAGAAATGCTTAACCGTTTATTTTCAAAGTCAACATCTGACCACATGAGACCGATAGCTTCTCCAGTTCTCAAGCCAGAAAAAGCGAGTAAGTGGAAAAAAGTGTAGTCTACAGGCTTAAAATTTGCTTTGGAAACTTTAAGGAATTCGGTCAGTTCCTGCTTTGTATAGTAGTTTTCTTTGCCCTTTAAGGGTTTATTTTTAGGCTTGATAATCTTGTCTAAGGGATTTGACTTAATGATGTCAAGAGAAGTGGCATACTTGAAAATACGGCTAATGACAGAGTAGTAATTAGAATATAGGATATAGCGATTGCTTAACTTTATAGCAACCTTCTGACAATAAGCGACACTGATCTGCTTAATCTTCATATCTGTGAAATACAAGTCAATCATAATATCAAGCTTTTTCTTGACATTCTGATAAGTTGTTGGTTTGACGGTATTTTTATAGCTATCAAGCCATAAATCAGCGACTTCAGCGAAAGTAGGATTCTGGAAATCTTCATTGTTTGAAAAACCATTTTCTTCAACATCTAAGAGAAGGTCACGTTCGGCAGCCTTAGCCTCTTTAATGGTTTTAAAACCACGACGTGTTGTGCGTTTTTCTTTTCCAGTTGCAGGGTCTATGCCCAGGTATGTTTGAAAGAGATATCTAGTCTCTCCTTTTTTTGTAATGTATTTTTTTATCATAAAAAGTCCTTTCTTTTCGATTGCTTGCCCGCATAGTTGAAAAGGTGTAGAACTTATGATAAACTATAGTTGTATTTTTTTATCATCTTTTCCATTGCTTGTCACATGGAAAGTTGAATCCTCACACTCAAAGTTTGGCGATGGCGAGTGTGGGGATTTTTTTATTTTTTAGCTAGGCGCCATATTGTTAAATCTAGATAATACGTTAATTCTTTTTCACGAGTAACAACTCTCTCGGTTTCAATATTTAGAGTTTTATATGGACCACCTCTACCAGTTAGGATTGCATCGTATCTGTAATTTGGATTAGCTATGTAAGATGAAATTTGTGATGCGATCACAGCTGGTAAGTATCCAACAAAGATATTATTCACTAAAACTTTGATAGCATTTTTATCATGCGGATTTGAAGGTTCTGGTAATAGTTGAACGTCTACTGTTTTCAATTTATTGTATTTGTAAACAGGTTTATATGTTTCGAGCATATAAGATTTCAAAGATTTATTATCTTTTCCAAAATAATGGACACCCTTGGAAAGAAAATCAGCAGCAGCTTCAGCTTCTTCTTTATGATAATTTGTTCCCATTAACAAGAAATCATCTCGGAAAACAATTGTATCAATCTGTGGACTGTAATTTTCAACTTTCTTCTTTTTCTCTCGCTTTGCAGTTAAACGACCAATAATGTAAGTTATAAAACCAGTAATAAACAAGAAGAAGCCGAGAGGTGGAAATAAAAATAGGAATATAGCACCTAAAACCATAAAGACAAGTCCAGCTTCTTTATATTCTTTGGGAGTGTGTTGCTTTTTACCGTTAGATAACAAAATAGATTGTTGTTTTTTTGTGACTACTTTTTTCTTTCTCTTTTTAGATGGTTTCAGAAAATCAGAAAGTCCAAATGTTGTCTTATGATAGATCTTGTTATACATGGCTTTCTTTGGATTTTTAACCCACCCCATCCCTTTCTTACCATATCCAGGAATAATAGCTTTTTTAGCTTGTCTTTTCCATTTGCTGGTAGTTCTAGCTTTCAAGCTCTTTTTTAGACTTGGTGTTCTCATTCCTATTTTCATAATCTTTTCTCTCTCAATTTCTATATACACTGACAACTTCCCCAATAGTTCGAATGTCGTCATTCTCTGTCAGATGGATTTCTTCGTATCCACTATTTAAACTTTGAAGATACCAGGATCCATCATAATCTCTTTTAAGCTTTTTGACGAAGTTCTTGCCATTCACCTGAAAGATGCCTATTGAGTTAATATCAACCTGACTAGTGACCTTGATAAAAAGCAGGTCATTATCTTCTATCAGAGGCTCCATTGAGTCACCAGCCACTTTAGCAATAGTGTCATATTCGTTAGGGACATCATTGGCTCTCAGTCTTACTTCCATGTGTAAATTGTCTTCTTGGAAAGTACCATGACCAGCAGCTACCAAACCCTCTACATAATCAGTAATGTAGTCCTCGTCATCTTGAGACTTGTTAAAGATAGAAATAATATTAGTGCTTTCTTGCTCCTCAAGTTGGTCTTTAGCATAGCTAAGAACTTTTTCTTGTCTAGGTTTCTCTAACTTATCGTAGATAGGTAAGATTTCAGGTTGTTCATTTGATGTTGAGTTACGTTCATTATCTGGTACACGTTTTTTCTCAACATCATAGCCCATAAGCCAAGGTTCGCTTACTTCAAGTGTTTTAGAAAGTAGGTAAATTCTGTGTTGATCAGGAGACTGTACGCCATTAACATACTGAGAAAGGGTACTTTTCCCCATTCTTATTCCTAATTCTTTTTGATAAGGTAATGATTTTTCAAGTATTTCAACTTGTTTTAAATTTCTTTCAGACATGAGCTGTTTTAGTCGCTCAGATGGGTTGCTGCTTCTCATGAAACCTCCTCCTTTTTCCTGTTTATAAGCCTATTATAAACCATCTTGAACAAAAATTCAATAGAAAGTTCATAAAAAATGAATTTTTTACTTGACTAGGTTCATTCAACGTGATAGAATATGTTTTGTAAGAAAGTTCATGAAAAATGAACAAGAAAGGAGTAAGCTAATGAGTAACGATTATTCAAAACTTGCAGGAAAGATTGTTGAAAAGTATGGCACTCAATACAACTTTGCTCAAGCAATGGGGCTCTCAGAGCGCTCAATCTCTTTAAAGATGAATAATAGAGTTCCTTGGAAAGATTTTGAGATGGCAAAAGCCTCAGAGTTATTAGATATTAATGTAAATCAATTACATGAATATTTTTTTACACCTAAAGTTCATGTTTGTGAACAAATAGCATAGAAAGGAGACGCTATGAACGAACTCATCAACGTAACTCTAAATGATAATCATGAGCCAGTAGTATCAGGTAGACAACTACACGAGGCTCTGGAAGTTAAAACAGAATATAAGAAGTGGTTTAGTCGTATGACTGAATACGGCTTTAATGAAAACGAAGACTTTTTAAAGGTGACCCAAAAATGTCTCACCTCTTCAACAGGTCAAAACACGACTGACCACCTCATCAAGCTAGACATGGCTAAAGAAATTGCTATGATCCAGCGAACGGAGCGAGGCAAGCAAGTCAGACAGTATTTCATCCAAGTAGAGAAAGATTTCAATAGCCCTGAGAAAATCATGGCAAGAGCCTTACTCATGGCAGACAAGAAGGTTCATAAGCTGGAAGCTCAGATTGAGGCTGATAAACCGAAGGTACTCTTTGCGGACGCAGTCAGCGCAAGTCACACATCTATCTTGGTCGGAGACCTTGCTAAGCTCATCAGTCAAAACGGCTACAAAATCGGAGGCAATCGTCTTTTTGTCTGGTTGCGTGAAAATGGCTACTTGATCAAGCGAAAAGGATCTGACTGGAACATGCCAACACAACGAAGCATGGAAATGAAACTCTTTGAAATCAAGGAGTCAACCATCACACATCCTGACGGTCATATCTCTGTCAGCAAGACCGTCAAGGTCACTGGCAAGGGGCAGCAGTATTTTATCAACAAATTTTTGAATGAGGAGGCAGTATGATGAGACCAAAACGATATCCGTATAGTGGGAAAAGAAAAAAGCCTATCGGGCAATCGATAGACTTACTAACAAGAATTAGTATACTCGAATCTCAAGTGATTAATCTAGCGAATCACGAAATGTCCAAGATACCATCTTCACGTTCTTCAACCGTATAGCCAGCACTGATACATTCTGAAATAATTTCATCTTTAGGAATTGAATATAGTGCTGGATCTATATGACAAACTTTAAATAATGGATTGCTCAGAATCGATTGAATGGTGCGGTCCAAATCATCCCAGCCAAAGCTAGGATAATTCTTTTCAGGTCTAGGTCGTAATCGTGACATCGGTCTTCTCCTTTCTATTGGAATTTTGACTAAAACGGTGAGAGGTCCTAGTCAAATTTATTATAGCAATCGAGGAGAAAATTTCATCAGTCTTGAGACGGATATAGGAGGTTGAATTGGAAGATAAAATCATTGAACTTGCTGATTACTTCATCAGCGAATCTAAAACCTACAGAGAAGCTAAAATAGCGTGTGAGAAGCTATTAAAACAAGTCAGCCATGAGATTGAACTCAGGGCGATGGAAAGTAATATTGTATAAACAAAAAAGCACCTGACAGCAATCAGGCGCATACTTAAATAATTAAAACCATTATATCACAAAAATGCTTGCCCGCATAGTTGAGAGGATGTAGAAAATGGAAGGAATAACGTTACAATTACGATTGGACGGCGAAAGTGCTGAATTGTTCACGAATCAATTATTGGCCTTTGCTGAAAAGCAGGTCAAGGAGCAGTTAGAGAATGATCGTATGCCAATCAATCAACAGGCTTTGATGAAGAAGTTTGGCTTTACTCATGGCTATATTAAAAAGTTAGAACGTAAAGGATTAAGATTTCGTAAGCAAGGGAAAGATATTATGTACGATGTCAATGATGTTTATGAGATTTTAGAGTTAGAAAAACAAGTACGAAAATTAAGAGCGTAAGGAGAAATAAAATGTTTGAACCACCGATTTTAGACCAGCTGATGGGTGTTGGAGCTCTGCTGATTGGATTTGCAGGTGCTTGCCGTCATATCAAATTGCAGGAACAACGCAAGGAAGAAGAAAGACGAGAAGAGCAAGAATTTGCGTCTATGATTATCCAAGGGTATAACCATGCATACGAACGTGGTAGAGAGGCAGAACGTCAAGAAATTCGCAAGAATATTCGCAGAGAGTTCAAAGGCTTTACCTACGACAATGAACGTCCTGAAGGCTTGCGTCCTGAGCCGTTGGCCTTGCCAGAACCTAAAATGCACATTATGAAGTGAGGGCGTCAGGAAATGGAAAGATTGATTGAATGGCTGGATAACCTGATTATGACTGTTAAAGAACTGAAAGAAAAGGAATCAGCTTCAAGACATTTTATTACGATTTGGGAAAATGATTACAAAAATCTATTACTAGTCAAAGAATACCTAACCGACTATGAAAAATTAGCTAAGGACTATCGTGATGTAGTCTCTGAGAATAAGCTGCTAAAGGTCGAGAAGATGGCGCTAGAGGGTATGCACATCTATGAGGATATGCGGATGAAGTACCGTGCGAATCGTAGGAAGTGGGGTGTTAGATTATGGCGTTAAAAAACAAGCGGTATTTCTGGATCCAGCTTGCTCAGGACTTCTTTAAGTCAAAGGAGATGAAACTACTTCGTAAGATTGCAGGTGGCGATACGCATACTATCATCTATCTCAAAATGATGTTGATTAGTTTAGAGGATGGCGGGCACATCTACTATGATGGACTTGCTGACAATCTAGCTGAAGAAATCGCTCTTATGATTGATGAGAATGTTGAAGACATCAAAATTACTTTGCTTTTTTTAGAAAGCAAAGGTTTGCTGACTAGAAAAAATGACAGAGATTATTTCTTAGAGCAAGTTCCTGAGATGGTAGGTAGTGAAACCGCAAGCGCCAGAAGGGTTCGCAAATTTCGAGAGAATCAATTGGCGTTACAATGTAACAACGATGTAATAAAGCGTAACGGAGATATAGATATAGATAAAGAGATAGATATAGAGATAGAGAAAGATAGAGATAAAAATCCAGTCGAGCTCATCGTGGAAGAATATCAATCTCGTATTGCTCCGTTAGATGGAACTCAATTTGAAATCTTGAAAGAGTTCATCACATTAGATGGCATGGAAGCAAAGGTAGTCTTGAAAGCAATTGGTCTTGCTGCTGACAATGGTAAAAGGAATTTTAGTTATATCAGAGCGATTTTGACGAATTGGAAGAACGATGGAGTTTTGACGATTGCAGCAGTCGATGAACGTGAGCGAGCGTACAAAGAAAGCAAAATCAGCAAACGTCCAAGCAATCAGAAATCAAATGTTCCTGAATGGTCACAACCAGACTATGTCAATAAGACTAGTGACGAGACCAAAAAGGACCTTGAGAAGAAGAAACAAGAAATGCTAGAAAGACTTGAGAAAGGAAGAAACTGATGTTTATTTTGAAACATGGAACAAAAGAGGAAAAACCGTACTTGATGTCTGCTAAAATCGGCGTGACTGGAATAGATATCTCATTTTCAGAAGAGAGGGGAGCTATTCGGTTTGTTTCTCGTGCGGTCGCAATGCAGGTGGCCAAGGCGCTAAGATCATTTGGTAATTTTTATGTGATTCAGGTGAAGAGATGAAAGATATCAGAATACTAGATGCGTGCTGTGGGTCTAGAATGTTTTGGTTCGATAAAAAGGAACCACATACGACATACATGGATAGACGTGAAGAAGAATTTGAAATTCACAAAAAGAAAATCAATGTCAAGCCAGATATTGTTGCAGATTTTCGAGATATGCCATTTGATGACGAAACATTTAACCTTGTTGTATTTGATCCGCCACACCTTCTCTGGGCCGGTCAGAAATCATTCATGCTTGCGCAATATGGTCAACTAGACTTATTGACTTGGAGGTTAGACTTGCAGCAAGGTTTTGAAGAATGTTTTAGGGTTTTGAAAACAGGTGGAACACTTATTTTCAAGTGGTCTGATGCTCAAGTAAATGTTAAGGAAATTTTGGAATTGGTTCCGCATCAACCACTTTTCGGTCAGCAACGTGGGACAACTCACTGGATGGCTTTTATGAAATTTTAGGAGGTATTGATGTTAAATCTTTACTTCGTATACAACGGGCACTGTCAATTCTTTCTTGGGACGTTTGACAATGTTGATGATCTTATTGAACGGATGGAATACCATCAATGGGCTTTCTCGGCTATCACTCACCCAAGATTTGAGAAGCATATAGGCAAACGGACAACACGGTTTGACTACGGTGCTAAGGATTGTTACTATCTAGCAACCTTTTCAGGAGGATAATAAAATGATTGAACTTATTAAAGAATTTGGAATGGCTATTTTATGGATGTTCTTAGGATATTTAATCGGAGAACGTGCAGCGAGAAAGGAAAAGAAAGATGATCAATAACGTAGTGTTAATTGGGCGCTTGACTCGTGACCCTGAGTTGCGATACACGCCATCAAATGTTGCAGTTGCGACTTTCAATCTGGCAGTCAATCGGAATTTTAAGGGTGCGAATGGAGAGCGAGAGGCAGACTTCATTAATTGTATTATGTGGCGTAAGCAAGCTGAAAATTTCGCAAATTGGGTTAAAAAGGGTGCTCTTGTGGGAATCACAGGTCGCATCCAAACTCGTAGTTACGAAAATCAGCACAGTCAGCGTGTCTATGTTACAGAAGTAGTAGCTGAGAGTTTTCAAACGCTTGAAAAGAAGGATAACTCTGCAAACCAAGCGAGCATGGAAAACCAGATGCCATCAGGTTTTGGCGCAACAAATCCGATGGATATTTCAGATGATGATTTGCCGTTTTAGGGAGGTGTGAAGGATGAACATACAGGAATTGATTGAGAAATATAAAAAATATGAAAATGCTTTATATGACATTGGAGCAAAAGTAGCTTGTCAGAAAATTTTAGAAGATTTAGAAAAGCTAGACGAACCAGAAAAAATCAAAGTTCCGCAGTTTGTGGCGGATTGGTATGAAGACGTTGTAGATGAGTTCTATATTGTTTTAGAACGGCTTGTGCTAAATTATCGAAATAATACTAATATGCCTATTTGTAAATGGTTTCTTGAAACTGAGGATGCTTTAAAAATTCTAATCAATATGCACCAGTTTGGCTACGAGATCGAACAAGAGAAGCGGTATCGGATTAAATTAAAAAGTAACTCAGAAGAAATTGATTATTTGGTAAATACAGAAAGGAATGGACTTCGTTTTTATAGTACGATTTATACGCAAAGAAGGGAACACACCCGCAAAGAACTAGAAGAAGCTGGTTTTGGCTGGGTGTTTGATTGCCCAGGGATTGAGATTGAGGAGGTGGAGTAAATGGAAAATTTAATGTTTTGGGGAATGTTTATTGCTTGTTTGCTGATTTCAGCTATGACATTCTACATTATGTATTCTCAAGCGATGGTCAATAGAGATTTGGAAAGAAAATACAATGACTTAAAACACGAAATTATAAGAGTTTTCGGTTGGGATGAATATGATTGGGCAAATAATTTTAGGGATTATGCTCGCAAAGTTGACGGACTTATAAAGTTTAAAAAAGAAATTGAACAACTTGAAATTATTAAAAAAGCATTAGAAGTCAAAAGTTTGGAAGAGTTGCAGAAGAAGAAAGAACAAATTGAAAATGTAATCAAAACGCTAGAAAATTGAGGAGGTGGAGTGATGAATGAGCAGTTCGTTTTAGAATTACAGAAATTGCTGAATTGTTTTCCTGATTCACACATAAATCGCAACCTTGAAGTAATCCTTATTCCTAAAACCAACACCTACTTTTCTCTCGTCGGTTGTGGCACAAAGAGAGACATAATCGCAAAAGTCTTGATGTGGTGTACTAGAGATATAGCGAAAGTTAGACCTTATCAACAACAAAAACGAAATATCGCCTTTTATATAGATAATCGTGACCGTTTGAGAAAATATTTAGGTTCTAATATCGATGTAGATGTGGTTTATCATTGCCTAGGAAATGGAATTAACAAAGAACTCACACACAGATTGAAACGTTTTATCGCAATCTGGATTCTGCTATCTGCTGGATTGAACATCTGGCAGATGGGCAAGATTGCAGAACTAGAAGAAAAAAAGCTGATGGTTATCTATAAGGCAGACAATCAAGGCGCTGAGATATTTGGCAAGGTCGTCGAAAAAAGGCGGCATGGCAAGTTATACACAATCACAATTCGTGATTACGGGGTGTTCGTGATTACGAAAGAAGTCTATGACAAGGTTAGAATTGGGGATGAGGTGAGGTTATGAAACAAAATTTTAGAGCATGGTATGTGTTAGCAGAAGAAATGATTGACGAAATACTGATGATTTCATTTCTCAGAAAAGAAATCATAGGGAAGTTTAGTAATGGCTATATATCGGTTCCGTTAAAATTCGAAGACAAGCGAAACGGAGAGGATGTTATCCTCATGCAATCAACAGGATTGTTTGACAAAAATAACAAAGAGATTTTTGAGGGGGATATAGTTAGACAAGTACGAACCCAACCAACAACGGAAAATGAAATAATCACAGGTGTTGTAACCATGTTTGAGGGCGCTTGGTTGATTATGAATGATAATGATCAATTAGCAAGTTATTTGTGGTCAGAAACTGACGAAAACGAAATCATCGGCAATATCTATGAAAATAAAGATATTTTGGAGGACGGCAAATGAGACCGAAAAAATATCCATATTTAGGAAGAAGAAAAAGGCAAGAAACACCATCGTCATTGTTTTCTGCACGACCAATTTTTAACGAGGTTCCAATTGTGGAAGAGGTCAAAGTTGAGTTCGGAGTTGAAGCTAGTATGGGGCGCATATATCCAGAAACGATAATACATTTAGATATTTCTGGGTATGGAAATAGAGTACATTCAGTGCATCGCTTCCCCGGCACCTTACTGAGTGTTGGTGAGTCAATCCAACTAAAGATGCTTTTCTATAAGAGGCTTAAAAATTTTACTACAGATCGTTTCTTGACGTTTAGAGAATCCGATTGGAAGTTCTTTATCCGCGACCTGGTCAACGAATTTGCGCATTAGAAAGTTAAATGAGGAGAAAAAATGAAACCAGAAATAATTGATAACGTAAATAACCCGAGCCATTACCAAGGACGGTATGGAATGGAGTCTATCGATGCTTTAAGAAATTTCATGACACCTGAACAGATGAAAGGTTTCTACTTAGGGAATAGCTTGAAGTATTTACTACGTCATCAGAAGAAAAACGGTCTCGAAGACCTGAAAAAAGCACGCAAGAACCTTGATTGGTTGATTGAGGAGATGGAACATGAGAATTGAAACATCAAACGGGACAATCATTAATGTTGATAAAACTAAAAATAGCATTACTGTTGAAGGTGTTGAGTTTGGGTCAGATTGTCGTGCTTTGGTATCAAAGCACAGAGATGGTACAGGGACAATCACTCTAGTATTTGATGGAAAAGTTATTTGAAATAGAAACGAGGTGAGAGATGCCTTTTTTTCCAGAAATCAACGAAGCAAAAACGAAAGAAAATGCCAAGAAAATCTTAAAAGGCTATCCTCGCTGGCGTCGTGTGGCTAATGACAAGAACGGTCAAAAGGTGACAACTACATACTCTTTCATGCCTCGAAATCCCGGAAGCGACACGACTAGTCAGGTTGAGAATCTTGCTATTAGAAAAGTAGATGCAGAGATGGAATTAGATGCAATCGAGCAAGCAGTCAGCGAGCTTCATGATCCTTACTATCGCAGAATCATATATGAAAAGTACATGGTCTGGCATCGAAAGAAAGATGAGACGATATACAACGAACTTTCAATCTCAGAAAGCTCATATTATGAGATTCTTGATAAAGCTCTTTTGGCATTTGCAGAACTCTACCGAAATGGTGAACAGGTCGCAATTCTGGAGTAAAAGCGGAGTAAGTCAAGAGTAAATATACGATTTTGTGTGCTAAAATTATATTATGAAAATATTATAAAGGCAGGCATATCCTGCCTTTTTTTGTGGATTGGAGGTGATGTTGTGAAAAAAGTTGATCCAATTCGAGAAGTCGATGACATCGAACGCATGAAAGATTATCTACGTTCTAAAAGCGAGCGTAACTATATACTGATAATGTGTGGCTTGTACTCTGGATTGAGAATTAGCGACATCATTCCACTACAAGTCAAGCATGTTCTTGGAGATCACATTGATATCTACGAAAAAAAGACAAGAAAAAGAAAAAGATTTCCTATAAATGACCAGCTAAGAAAGGCACTGGATGCATATATCATAGAAAATGACTTAAAAAGCTACGATTTCCTTTTTCCAAGCAGAAAGAAGAAACGGTCAAAATCTGGCAATATGCCAGGTGCAAGAATCCATCATATAAGTAGAGAAGCAGCTTATATGATATTCAAAGATGCCGCTTTACATGTTGGTCTTAAAAAAATTGGAACGCATTCAATGCGGAAGACTTTTGGATATCACTTTTATAAAAGAGAAGGAAATCTGGTCATGCTGATGAAAATATTTAATCATTCAACACAGAGACAAACACTTGACTATATTGGTTATGAGCAGGATGAGATAGATGATGTGATGCTTAAATTTAAGTATTAAAGCATCTTATATTTAACATATTGAGAATTTTGAAATTCAGTTTTTAAAAAACAATGCTGAATCCTTGAAGAATCTGACTCTAGGGATATTTGATTGAATTTAACAGAATATAAGATATGTTAAATATACGAGGGTGTTAGAGACTGAAAAAACTCCCCCCTACATCATAAAAATTTAGCCCCCCTACCTACTAAAAAGAAAGGCCCCTCCCTAGATGAATACCCCAAAGGACAGACCGGACCGGAGTGGTCCTCACCGAGTTGCTTTTGAAAAGAATAAAAATATTATTCTCAAAACAAAAAATACTTGTGGGATTTGTGGACTCCCCGTCGATAAATCATTGAAGTACCCACATCCTCTATCTCCGGTCATTGACCATGTTATTCCAATCAATCGCAATGGTCATCCGTCAGACATTCGTAACTTACAGCTTGCCCATTGGCAATGCAATAGACAGAAGTCTGACAAGCTTTACGCTGATTATAAATCAGCAAGTAGTACTGTTGTTGGTAACAGGAACTTGCCACAATCAAGAGATTGGACAAAGTACAGAGCTTGAAGAAGCCAAAAAAGAAAAATTATATTATTTTTTAAAAATGTCAAAAATAATTTTGAATACTTAGATCTTGAAAAAATAACAGATGTGTGAAGTAAGTCCTAGCTGAGTATAGGGGGGGTATCCCCCTCCCACTAGGCGCTCGCGAGCTTCACGCCGTCACTGTACATTTTTTCTCGCGCCAAATCATCAAAATGAAAGGAGAACGGTTTGGAATTAAGAGGAATTGACTATCTCAGGAGGAAGTTGAATCTCTATCGGAGTAGAGTCAATCTGAGATACAAGCATTATGCGATGCAGTACTATGAAGCACCTACAGGAATCACAATTCCTGCACATGTCAGGGTGAAGTATCAAGCCGTTCTTGGTTGGGCTGCAAAGGGCGTTGATAGTCTTGCAGATCGTTTGATTTTCAGGGAATTTGCTAACGATGATTTTAATGTTACAGAAATCTTTAATCGGAACAATCCTGACATCTTCTTTGATAGTGCTATTTTGGCTGCGCTGATTGGTTCGTGTAGTTTCGTCTATATTTCGAAGGGTGAAGATGATGAGGTGAGGTTACAAGTCATTGAATCAAGCAATGCGACTGGTGTTATTGATCCTATAATTGGCTTGCTTGTGGAAGGTTATGCGGTGTTGGCTCGTGATGATTACAATCGTCCAACGCTTGAAGCCTACTTCGAGCCCAATGCTACTCACTTCATTCCAAAGGATGGGGAGCCTTACTCGGTTACGAATGAGACGGGTATTCCTTTGCTGGTTCCGGTCATTCATCGTCCTGATGCGGTCCGTCCGTTTGGTCGATCTCGTATTACTAGGGCAGGGATGTATCATCAAAAATATGCGAAGCGTACTTTAGAGCGAGCTGACATCACTGCTGAATTCTATTCGTGGCCACAAAAATATATTGTTGGATTAGATCCTGATGCAGAGCAATTGGAAACTTATAAAGCCACTGTATCAAGTTTATTGACAATTTCTGCTAGTGATAGTGGAGAAAAACCAAGTATTGGTCAATTTACTACCGCTAGCATGTCACCGTTTACTGAACAGCTGAGAACTGCTGCTGCTGGATTTGCTGGGGAAATGGGTTTGACCTTGGATGACCTTGGTTTTGTTTCGGATAACCCTTCGTCAGTAGAAGCTATCAAGGCTAGTCATGAGAACTTGCGCCTGGCTGGTCGCAAGGCTCAGCGTTCTCTGGGGGCTGGTCTACTTAATGTGGCCTATGTTGCAGCATGCTTGCGTGATGAGTTTCGTTATGCCAGAAGTCAATTTGTAAGAACAACAGTTAAGTGGGAGCCTTTGTTTGAAGCTGATGCGAATACCATGACTATGATTGGTGATGGTGTTGTCAAATTAAATCAGGCATTACCTGGTTACATCAACGCAGAAACCATTCGAGATCTTACTGGTATCGCTGGAGATATGTCTGCTAGGCCAGTGATAAGCGAGGGTGGTTCAAATGGAGAATGATGTTTTACCTGGTATCTTGAAAGAGGTTCAGGAGAGGTTTGAACGAGATTTTGGCAAGAGCGAGATTGTCAGAAATGCTTTTGCTACATTGAAGGCAAAAAAAGCAACTTACAAAACTGCAAATGAGTTTGCGATTGAAATTGGAGATATTCTCTCTAAGGCTCTAGGAGCGTCTCTGAGCGCCGATAAATTACCAGACGGTAAAATGTATTACAATATCGCTCAGCGTTTGCTGACGGACGTGCTAGGACGAAATCACGAGCTTGTAAGTGGTTATGCTAGCGATGTTCAGAAGAATTTGAATGATGAAGCGAAAATAGGTCTTAAAGTTCAAGTTCCTGAATTAAATCAGGATCGAATTGCTGGCATTGTTAATCGCTTTTCGTCTGAAGATAATTTTGAGGATGTCAGTTGGTTGCTTGGCGAACCTATTGTGAACTTTACTCAATCCATTATTGATGATACAATCAGGAAGAATGCGGAGTTTCATGCTGAAGTAGGGTTGAGTCCGAAAATTGTTCGAACAACAGTTGGAAATTGTTGCAAATGGTGTCAAAAGCTAGCTGGTAGCTATGTATATCCAAATGTTCCTCATGATGTGTACCGTAGGCATCAAAATTGTAGATGTACAGTTAATTACAAAACTAGCGATGGAAAAAGGCAAAATGTTTGGAATAAAAGAATTGTAAAGCCTGCTAATAGTGGTATAATTGAGATGAGAAAGAATCTTAATTTAAAAGTCAACTATGATACGAGTAGGTATCCACATAATGCAGATGGAACTGTTAAAGTGAGTCGCACAGTCGAAAGGAAAATTCCTGCTGATGTTAGTCCTTTTGAAGTAATTGATGTGGTAAATAAAGATGGAGTTGTAAGCAGGACATTCATCGATGAATATGGTCGCCGTGGAATGCGTATTGATACCTCGGATCATAAACAGCCTAAGTATCATCCAATGGGTGCTCATAAGCACATTATGGAATATGATGAGTCTGGGAATTATTTGACCGATGGGAAACCTATTGTTTTATCTGCAAAGGATAGAAAGGAGAACAAGGACATATTATGACAAAAGATGAAATTAAAAAATATTTGGACACGGATCTTGTATTTAATCATAATGATCGAGGTGCTTGTTTCTTATCTAGCATTTGTGTAGTTGGTTATGATTATGAAGGTCAGCAGTTTGATACAATTGATGAAGCTATGGAAGCTAAAGTTTTTGATGGTAAAAGTTTAGTGGATATATGGGATGAAGTTTTACCTCAAATCTCTTAATTAGGCACTCGAAAGGGTGCTTTTATTGTGCTTTAGTTTAGGAGGTGATCTGATATCTCCCAGCGATAGGGTTATCATGCGATGACGATTGAAAGGAAAGTAGAATGGCGAGGAAGAAACTTGGCAATCAGAATCCTACTCAATCGGTGATTTTAAAATACGTCAAGAAAAATTCAAAAGCTAAAGAAGCGATTGAACTTTACGAACGGACTGGTCTTTCTTGCTATGCTTGGCAGAAGAATCTTTTATTACCCATGATGGCTGTTGACAAGAGCGGTCTTTGGGTGCATCAGAAGTTTGGTTACTCTATTCCTCGTCGTAATGGGAAATCTGAAATCCTTTATATTCTTGAAATTTGGGGCTTGCATAAGGGATTGAATATCCTGCACACGGCTCACCGAATTTCTACATCTCATTCCTCTTTTGAGAAGGTGAAACGATACCTTGAGAAAATGGGGTATGTGGATGGTGAGGATTTCAATTCCATTCGAGCGAAGGGGCAGGAGCGGATTGAACTTTATTCAACAGGTGGTGTTATCCAATTTCGTACTAGGACATCAAATGGTGGTCTTGGTGAAGGGTTCGACATGCTGATCATTGACGAGGCTCAGGAGTACACGACTGAGCAAGAATCTGCTTTGAAATACACGGTTACGGATAGTGAGAATCCTATCACAATCATGTGTGGAACACCTCCGACACCTGTATCAAGCGGTACGGTCTTTACTAAATATCGTGAGACTTGTCTTTTCGGCAAAGGGAAGTATTCTGGCTGGGCTGAGTGGTCAGTTTCTGATGAAAAGGAAATTGACGATGTGGAAGCCTGGTATAATTCTAATCCGTCTATGGGATACCACTTAAATGAGCGTAAGATTGAGGCAGAGCTTGGTGAGGATAAGCTGGACCATAATATCCAACGTTTGGGATTCTGGCCGACTTACAACCAAAAATCTGCCATTTCTGAAACGGAGTGGAATGAGCTCAAGGTGGATGATGTACCAGAATTGTCTGGCAAGCTGTCTGTTGGTATCAAGTACGGTCAAGACGGAACGAACGTGGCATTGAGTATTGCTGCACGGACTAAGGATGGTCGTTACTTCATTGAGACAGTAGATTGTCAATCCGTTCGTAACGGGAATGAGTGGATGGTTGCTTTCTTGCGTCAATCTGATGTGGCTCAAATTGTCATCGATGGCGCAAGTGGTCAAAAAATCCTAGACGAAGAGTTGAAGGACTATAGAATGAAGAATGTGATTTTGCCGACGGTGAAGGAAATCATCGTGGCCAACGCTCTTTGGGAACAGGGTATTTACCAGAAAACCATCTGTCACGCTGGACAACCATCGCTATCAAAAGTAGCTACTAACTGCGATAAGCGGAACATTGGCTCAAATGGTGGTTTTGGCTATCGATCGCACTTTGACGACATGGATATTTCTTTGATGGATAGTGCTTTGCTTGCGCACTGGGCTTGTGCTACGACCAAGCCTAAGAAAAAGCAAAAAATCAGTTATTAAAATAAGCGGTCTTGTGACTGCTTTTTTTGATGCCAAAAATTACCGAACTGCCGGGAAAGCAGGAGAAAGGAGACATGAGAATGTCAGAATTTAAACCAATCACTACACAAGAAGAATTTGATAATGCTATTAAGGAACGCTTATCTCGTGAGAAATCGAAGCATAGCGACTATGATCAGCTCAAGTCTCGTGTTACAGAATTGGAAAAAGAAAATGTTGGCTTGAAGTCAACAATTGAAGCTAATCGTCAAAGTAAGGAGGATGCTGACAAGCAACTTGAAGAGATGCAGAATCAAATCTCTAATTATGAGACGGCTAGTCTGCGAACTCGGATTGCTTTGCAACATGGATTGCCTTACGACCTTGCAGATCGTTTGCAGGGGACTGATGAAGCAAGCTTCAAAGCTGATGCGGAGCGCTTGGCTGGGTTTATGAAACCAGTAAGCAAAGTAGCGCCTATAAAATCAACAGAACCAATCATCCCTAAAGAGGACGACGACAGAGCCATGGTTAGAAACTTGGTTCAAAGTTTAAATATTGAAGATTAAAGGAGAAAAATATGTCAGAAGCTCAACTTGCAAAAGGAAATCTATTTGATCCAGAACTTGTAACAAAAGTAATCAACAAGGTGAAGGGTCATTCGTCAATCGCTAAGCTATCACCCCAAAAACCTATTCCGTTTAATGGACAAAGAGAGTTCATTTTCGATTTCGATTCCGATATCGATATTGTAGCAGAAAACGGCAAAAAGACTCACGGTGGTGTGAGCCTTGAACCTGTAACTATTGTGCCACTTAAAGTTGAGTACGGCGCTCGAGTATCTGATGAGTTTTTGCATGCTTCTGAAGAAGCAAAAGTTGACATGCTCACTGATTTTGTTGAAGGTTTTTCTAAAAAATTAGCTCGTGGTCTTGACATCATGAGTATTCATGGTATTAATCCACGAACAAAACAAGCCTCCACAATTATTGGTGATAATTGCTTTGATAAAAAAGTTACTCAGACAGTTACTTTCAAGGAAACTAACCCAGACGAAAGTATGGAAGATGCAGTTGGTATGATTGATGGTTCAGAACGTGACATCACTGGAGCAATTTTGGATCCTATCTTCACTACAGCACTTTCAAAAATGAAAAATGCTGAAGGTGGAAAATTGTATCCTGAATTGGCATGGGGCGGTGTACCTGATGCAATCAATGGATTGGCAGTAGATAAAAACCGCACTGTATCATACTCACAAACAGATCCTAAAAACACAGCGATTGTTGGGGACTTTGAAACAATGTTCAAATGGGGCTATGCGAAAGAAGTTCCGATGGAAATCATCAAGTATGGTGATCCTGATAACAGCGGTCGCGACCTTAAAGGGTATAACCAGATTTATATCCGTTGCGAAGCATACATTGGATGGGGCATCATGGACGCTGCTAGTTTCGCTCGTATTGTGAAAACGGGAGGTTAATCATGGCTGAGTATGTAAACCAAAAGACAGGAGCAACAATCAACACTAATACAGAAATTTCTGGAGGTGATTGGGTTCCGATTGCAGCATACAAACCTTTGGACTCATTGACCAACGCAGCGTTGAAAGAAATCCTTGATGAAAAAGGTATTACTTATGATAGCCGCGCTACAAAACCTGAATTGATTTCGCTGATTGAACAAGCTGACACTGAAGCCCAGTAGTCGCTTGGCCGGAGGTAGAAATGGAAAACTTTGCAACAGTCGAAGATTTGAAAAAATTGTGGCGGGCGTTGAAATTCGATGAGGAAAAACGATCCGAGGCGCTGTTGGAAGTTGTTTCTCATTCTCTTCGTGTTGAAGCTAAAAAAGTTGGCAAGGATTTAGATGGGTTAGTGGCTACTGATCCATCTTTTGCTATGGTGGTCAAGTCTGTCACAGTTGATGTGGTGGCTCGCACGTTGATGACCTCAACTGACCAGGAGCCGATGACTCAGGTAGCTGAGTCCGCTTTAGGCTATTCCTTCAGCGGTTCTTATCTAGTGCCTGGCGGTGGTCTCTTTATCAAGGATTCAGAATTGAAACGTCTGGGCCTCAAAAAGCAAAGATATGGGGTGATTGATATCTATGGGACGGATTAAAGGAATTACTGTAACCTTGATTGGAAAAACCAAGACTGGAAAGGATGACTTTGGTCATCCAATATACGAGAATACTGAAATTCAAGTAGATAATGTCCTGGTTGTTCCAGCTTCGACAGAAGATGTCACGAATCAGCTCAATTTGACTGGAAAGAAGGCTGCTTATACGCTAGGAATCCCAAAAGGCGATCAGAACGAGTGGAAAGACCGTGAGGTTCGTTTCTTTGGGCGCAAATGGCGCACGATTGGCATTCCGTTAGAAGGCATTGAAGCCATGATGCCTTTGGAATGGAATAAGAAAGTGATGGTTGAAGTGTATGAGTAATTTCAAAGTCAAGCTTATCGGTGCGGGTGTAGGAGCTCTTTTGAAATCCAAAGAGATTCAGGACATTCTGAACAAAGAAGCGACAGCCATTAAAAAAAGATGCGGTCCTGGTTATGAACAAGATAGTCACGTTGGTAAGACGAGGGCCAATGCTATGATTTACCCAGCAACGCGAAAAGCGAAAAGGGATAATTTGAAAAATAACACTTTGTTGAAGGCGGTACGTTAGATGATTGAAATTATTATCAAGAAATATCTTGACGGTCATTTAGATGTACCGTCATTTTTTGAGCATGAAGCCGAAGTTCCTGATAGTTTTGTCATTATTCAAAAGACAGGAGGAAGGGAGCGGAATCATTCTGGTAGTGCGACTTTTGCTTTTCAAAGCTATGGTCCTACTATGCAGAAGGCTGCCGAGCTCAATGTGAAAGTGAAAAGTGCTGTGAAAGGGCTGATTGAATTAGATTCAATCTGTGGTGTCCACCTGAACAGTGATTACAATTTTACGGACACTGAAACAAAACAATATCGATATCAAGCTGTATTTGATATTAACTTTTTTTAAAAAGGAGAAATTAAATGGGAAAAGAAGCAAATGTAACGACTGCAAAACCTAAAATCGGAGGTGCGGTTTATTCGGCCCCTCTTGGTACAGCACTGCCAACAGACGCAACAACAAAATTAGATGAGGCGTTTGAAGCACTAGGTTATATTTCGGAAGACGGTATGACCAACAGTAACTCGCCAGAGTCAGAAAATATCAAAGCTTGGGGCGGTGTCGTTGTAAGCTCAGTTCAAAAGGAAAAAACTGACACATTCAAATATATGCTTATTGAAGCATTGAATCTACATGTTTTGAAGGAAGTCTATGGACCAGATAATGTATCTGGGGATTTGTCGTCAGGAATTACCATTAAGGCAAATTCAAAAGAATTGCCACATCACTGTCTGGTTATCGAAACGGTTCTAAAAGGTGGTGTACTTAAACGTATTGTTATTCCTTCAGGAAAGGTAACTTCCATTGATGAAATCACTTATAACGATGGAAGTGTTCTTGGATATGGTACGACAGTAACTGCCTTCCCTAACGCTGCTGACGACACACACTATGAATACATCAAAGGAGCTTAATCATGTCAAGACGAAATCGTAAGAAAAAAAATAACGGAGCAGTCCCACAGATTAAAACAATCCGTGGGGTAACTTCGACCGGATTTGCTTTTGAAATCACAAAAGAGCGCTTGGAAAACTATGAGCTGCTCGAAGCAATCGCTGAAGTAGATACAAATCCGGCAGTTTTACCAAAAGTAGTACAACTCATGCTTGGTAACAAATCCGAAGATTTGAAAAATCATGTGCGAACTGCGGATGGCATTGTTCCTTTGGATAAAATGGGGGCAGAAATTAGTGAGATCTTTTCAAGTCAGAATCAGTTAAAAAAATAGCGCTCCTTGCTAGAATGATTCAAACAGATGAAGACGCTCTTATCTGTGATTTAGCTGAAACTTATGGGATTTTTGATTACAGACAGTTACCTGCTGACCAGGTAGCTGTTTTTGCTTTTGGTCTGAGAGATAATTCACGGATCAAACTAGCAATGACTGGTAGCAAAGTTCCTTTTGAAACTTTTTTACTTGCGGGTGTGCTTGATAGGCTTTCTGCTCTTGTTTGGTTTAAAACAACAGATGGACAGAAAGGAATCAACAAACCATTAATGGTTGCAGAGGAGCTGACAGGTAAAACTAAAGCTAAAGAAAGTAAGGAGATGATCTTTGATTCTGGTGAGGACTTTGAAGAATATCGTCAGCAAATTCTAGAAAAGATTGGAGGTGAGGATTAGTGGCGACAGAAATAGCACAAGCTTATGTACAATTGATACCATCAGCAAGAGGTATTACTGGTAAAATCCAATCAATCCTCGATCCTGAAGCGAGTGCAGCAGGGCAAAGCGCTGGGCAGTCATTGGGTTCTAGCCTTGTTAGCGTTATGACAAAGGTTATTGCAGCGGCAGGGATTGGCAAGGCATTTTCGGCAGCTATCAGTGAGGGGGCAGCGCTTCAGCAATCGCTCGGAGGTATTGAAACTCTTTTCAAAGGTTCTGCTGACAAGGTCAAGGGGTATGCTAATGAAGCCTACAAGACAACAGGTCTATCAGCTAATGCTTACATGGAAAATGTGACAGGCTTCTCAGCAAGTCTCTTGCAGTCCTTGGGCGGTGACACGAACAAGGCTGCTGAAACGGCAAACATGGCCATGATTGATATGTCAGACAATGCGAATAAGATGGGTACATCGATGGAAAGCATTCAGATGGCTTATCAAGGTTTTGCTAAGCAGAACTATACTATGCTGGACAATCTGAAGCTTGGTTACGGTGGTACCAAGCAAGAAATGGAGCGTCTTTTGAATGACGCTCAGAAGTTGACTGGTGTTAAGTATGATATTAACAACCTTTCAGATGTTTATAACGCTATCCATGCTATCCAAGAAAATCTCGACATCACTGGTACAACTGCCAAAGAGGCAGCATCTACTTTTAGTGGATCTTTTGAATCCATGAAAGCAGCTGCTCAAAACGTTCTTGGAAAGCTAGCATTGGGGGAGAACATCCTGCCTTCTCTGCATGCTTTGCTTAAAACAACATCGACCTTTCTCTTTGATAATTTTTTGCCGATGGTTGGGAATATTTTTTCTGGCCTTGGCTTGGTTTTGACTGAAGGGATTAGTCAGATTGCATCTCAGCTTTTTGGGGATGCTTTTGGAAGTGCAGTTTTTGATCAGCTGTCTCGTGTGACTGGAATCTTTGATACCTTTTTTGACATGATCTTTGGATCATTAAGTAAGCAAGATAACATTGATATTCTGAATACGCTTGGTTTTAGTGAGGAAGCTGCGACTCAAATTGTCAATATTGCGGATAATATCCGAGTTACTTTTGAGAATATTGGGGTCGTTGCTGGTAATGTTGCAAGCATTGTTGTTGATTTTGTCGGAGACCTTTTAGGAATTAAAGACGGAGAGCAGGGAGTGAACCTGCTCGGTTTTGCATTTGAGGCATTGACTGGAATTCTGAAAGAAGCTTCAGGAATTTTAAAAGAAGTTACTAAATTTTTTAAAGAGAATCAGTTAGCAGCAGATTTACTTAAGTCAGCTGTAGTTGCTTTAGGAGTTGGTTTACCTGTTATTAAGTTTACCAAATTCATGCAAGGTTTAGGTGGCTTGCCTGGAATATTAACAATTGCTAAGACGGCTATTTCAGGATTTGCTACATCAGCGATGGCTGCTATTTCGTCAATTCCTCTTGTGGGGTGGATTGCTGCAGCAGTTGCTGCATTAGCTTGGTTTTTTACTCAAACAGAAACTGGTCAACAAATTTGGTCATCTTTTGTGGATTGGATCAAGCAGGCATGGCAGGGGATTGCTGATTTCTTTGTCGGTATTTGGTCTGGTATCTCTGAGGGTGCTAGCACATTGTGGGATGGAGTTGTTACAACCTGGAATGCTTACATCGAGTCTTTAAAGGCGATGTGGAATGCTGTTGTAACATTCTTTTCTGATTTATGGGTAAGCATTCAAGAGGCTGCTTCTGTGGCCTGGACAGCTATCACGACAGTAGTGATGGCGATTGTTCAACCGTTCATTGATGGGTTTATGAATGTTTGGAATAACATTTCAGACGGTCTTACTCAAATTTGGGAAGGGATTAAGATGATTTTTCAAGGCGCTTGGGAATTTATCAAATCGATTTTCTTGGGTGCTATTCTGATCATCATCGACCTTGTGACAGGAAACTTTAATCAGCTGGGAGCTGATCTTTCTCTAATTTGGGAAGGTATTCAAAATGGCATTTCTTTGATATGGGAAGGGATTAAAACATTCTTTTCTGGTATTGTAGATGCTATTGTTGGCTATGGTATTGCTGTTTTTGAAAACTTTTCTTCTGTTCTTAGTGCGATTTGGGAATTTATCAAGTCGGCTGCTTCAGCGACTTGGGAATGGATAAAATCTACTGTAACAAGTCTGATCACAGGTTTGGTGCAGGGAGCTCAAAGTATCTGGGATGGCTTTATGAACTTCCTATCAAGTTTGTGGGAAGGTATCAAGTCAACGGCGAGCAATGCTTGGAGTTCTCTAGCATCTAGCGTTCTAAACATTATCAATGGTCTTATATCTGGGGCGCAAAATGCTTGGAACAGCATGTCTAATGCGGTATCTAATCTGATAAGTAATGTAACTGGATTCTTTAATCAATTGTGGAATATTGATCTGTATGGTGCAGGTCAAGCAATCTTGCAAGGTTTCTTGAATGGTTTGCAGTCTATGTGGTCTTCTGTTACTGACTTTGTCGGTGGTATCGCTGGTTGGATCCGTGACCATAAAGGACCTATTGAGTATGACCGTAAGCTTTTGATTCCAGCAGGTAATGCAATTATGGGAAGTTTAGACCACGGATTAAAAGATGGGTTTAAAGACGTCAAGAAAACGGTCGGAGGTATGGCTGGTGAGATTTCGGATGTATTTTCAGGAGATAATCTGGATCTGAATTCCTCTGCGTCCGTGACCAAAAGTCTTGAGGCACAGTTGGCTATGCCAAGCGCTCAATTTGAAGCGCATGAAAATAAAACTGTGTCTGAGATAGCGATTCTGAGAGCAAGTATGGAGAAGATCCTTACCGCTATCCTTGAAAAATCGTCAGACGTTTATCTGGACAATGATATTATCTCACTAAAAACATATGAACAACATGGTGCAATTTATGCAAGGGAGGGAATTTAATGGATTATATGATCATCAATGGTTTTAACACCTCAACCCTTCCTGGTTGTGTTGTCACTGACTTTGGGAAAGTTGAGGCTGCTAAACCGAGAGGGGAGGTAGCCAACCTTCACGGAGTCAATGGTAGTTACCGTGTATTGGACGGTTCTTTCGACAGTTACGAAAGGACCTTCATTCTTCATGTTAAAAAAATGGTTGAGATTTCAAGCATTCTTGATAAGTTTCAATCGAATGATAACGTTTTGGAATTTAGCTATCAGCTTGGCTCATTGTTCTACGCTAATTTTGTGACTGCTAATTTTGAGCCGTTTGGGAATCATGCTTGGAAGTTAGAAATCAAGCTAGACATGCAGCCGTTCCGATACCAAAAGAATGTAGATCCTGTGGTTCTTACGGCATCTGGTACAATCATCAATCCTGGGACGATTTATTCTGAACCAATCATTGAGATTGAGGGGGATGGTGATATCTCCCTCACGATTGGCCGTAAGACTATGTATCTAGCGATTAAGACCAAGGCTACAATCGATTGTCGGCAAGGCAAGCAGAATATCTACAATGCAACTGGTGCAGTCCAGAACACACTTCGTAAGCGTGGAGGATTCTTGGAAATTCCAACTGGGAAAGTTGGTATCTCGTTTACTGGAAATGTCCGAAAAATCACTATTCGACCGAATTGGAGGTATAAGATTTGATTTATTTAACAAATGGCAACACACCTCTGAATGCTGCTTACGAGGATAAGATTGTCCAAGAAGATGGTAGCACCTACCAACTTACCTTCCGATTTCCGACTTCGGATTCCTTATGGGAGAAGTTGAAGGAAGAGACATTCCTGACGGCTGACGACCTACATGGTGAGCAGGATTTCGTCATTTTTGAGGTTGAGAAGAAGCACGGCTATATCCAGGTCTATGCCAACCAAGTCTTCACCCTCTTGAATAACTATGTGGTCAATCCGATTTCCTTGGATAGAGCGACTGGTTCGACTGCCTTGAGTCGTTTTGCTGGAAGCATCACTCGTAGTCATCCATTTTCGTTCTTTTCAGACATCGGCGAGCGTCACACCTTCAACATCGACGCAAAGAATGCGATGGAAGCATTCGTGAAAGACAAGCATTCTATTCTTGGCCAATGGGGTGGTGACCTTGTGCGTCATAGCTACCAGGTACGGCTTTTGAAAAATGGCGGTTCAGAGAATGAATCGCTTTTTATGTACAAGAAAAACCTGTCTAGCTATCAACACAAGACCTCTACAAAATCTTTGAAAACTCGAATCACCTTCAAGACTACTGTCAAAGGTGAGGGAGAAAAGGCGCCTGACCGTAAGTTTTCTGTGGTAGTGGATAGCCCACTCATTAACAAATACAGTCAAATATACGAAGATGTGATTGAGGTTAATGACGAAGATGTGAAAGATGAAGCGAGCCTGCGAAAATATGGCGAGCAGTATTTCAAGACATCGCTCTGTGACATGATGGAAGATAGCCTTGAACTTGAGGTTGTCGGCCAGAGTGACGTGCCTGTCCAGATGTATGACATTGTGAGCCTGTTTCATGAGGTATACAATCTGGATGTGCGCAAGAAAATCACCAAATACACTTACTCACCGATGGCTAATAAGCTACTATCTATTGGATTTGGACAATTTAAGTCAGGTTTGTCCAACATGGTTTCTAACGCGGTCAGTGACGCGGTTAAGAATGAAGCTCAACAACTTCAAGATGATTTTGAAAGGCAGTTAGCAAGAGAACTCAAGAATGCTGATCTTGCATTTGATAGGCAGAAAGAAGAGTTGGTCAATCAATTCACAGACGGTCTCAACGCTGCCAAAGCCAGAGCCGAAGAAGTCAAGAGAGAACTCTCTGATACGATTGACCAGCGTTTCAATAGCTTTAATAATGGCCCACTACAAGAGGTCAAGCGTAGAACTGAAGAAGCATTGAAAAATTCTGGGGCCAGCAGTCTACTCGCTCAAGAAGCGAAGCGGATTGGTCTGGATTCTGTTGCTAGACTTGAAGCGTTTAAGTCACAGGCTACGAGCGCTCAGACAGCTCTGTCGGGTGATTTGGACGTTCTGAAACGGACGGTCGCAAATGAGGTCAATCAAGCTTCAGAATATCGCAAAACGACCACTGAGGCCCTTAGTCGAATGACTGGCCAGATGAACGGATTTGCGACCAAATCAGAGGTTAAACAGGACATCGATGGACTTACGCAGACCTTTGCTAAGATGATGGTTGGTGGTCGGAACTATTATCGAAATTCTGACAAGTTAGTTACTAGACCGCGCTTTATTCAATTTGACGTATATCCTTATTTGGATGCTGATAATGTCGGACAAGATTGGACTTTTTCATTTGATTTAAAAATCAACGAAACTGGTACAGTCAGACCACTTCACTTTTATCACTATCAACGAAATGGATTGGCAATAGGGATTGATACATTTTTCAATCCGTCGAAAGAATGGCAAAGATATTCTTTTACTGGAAAGGTTGTTCAAGGCGGTTCTAACCCTGCTTACGCTAAAGGAGCAATGGCTATTTACGATCATGCAGGGGATAATAATATTTCAATTCAAAATATTAAATTCGAAAGAGGTACAGTCGCGACGCCTTGGTCCCCTGCCCCTGAAGATGGAGAAGACGAGCTCTTAGCTGTCAAGACTGAATTCAAGAAAACCGCTGATGGCCTATCTGCTAAGATAGTATCCATTGAAAGCTATGTCGCTCAAGACGGTCAGCGACAGGAAGCTTTGAGAAGATACTCTCGTGAAGAGAGCGCTAAACAAGCGACGTCTTTACGCGAGCTAGTTACTCGTGATTTTGTCGGGAAGGCAACCCATCAGGAAGATGTGAGAGCCATTGAACGCAGATTTGAAACGATCACCAACCCACAAAATGGCTCGATTGCTACTCAGATTGCCAACTACAAAACAGCAGTAGATGGCAGATTTTCAGATATCACTTCATTGATTGCTGGTAAGGCTAATCAGACGGACTTCCAGCGTGTGAAGGAAACTAGCCAACTCTATGAGCGGATTCTTGGAAATTCTGAGAACGGGATTGCTGATAAGGTCGCTCGCATGGCTATGACTAATCAACTATTTCAGGTTGAGGTTGGAAAAGCTGTTCAAAAAGGTCGGAATTATTATCGAGACTCTGAAAAAGTTCAAACAAAAACTCGTTTCTTCTCATTTCCTCTGCATCCCTACCTTTCACAAGAAAACGTCGGGGAGACATGGACCCTCTCGTTTGATTTAAAAATCAATGAAGGGGGCGAGATTCGTCCTCTACATTTTTATCATTACCAAACAAACCGATTTGGGATAAAAGCTAGTGCTGACATCACTCCAAGCAAGGACTGGCAACGGTTCACGTTCACAGGTCCAGTTATCTTCCCGAATGACGACCCTCGCTATGCGAGAGGAGAGATGGCCTTGTATGACTTTGGTGGAAACAATAATTATTCCGTTCGTAGGATTAAATTCGAAAGAGGTACAGTCGCGACACCGTGGTCCCCTGCCCCTGAAGACAACGACGAAGCGATTCGCACGGTTCAAAGTCAGCTAGCTGGTTCATGGGGAGTCCATAATAAGAACAGCGTCAATGAAATCATCGCTGGTTTTAACCTAGCTGGCCGAAATGCAGGCATTAAAGCCGAGACGATCAGACTTGAAGGTCGGACTCTGCTTGATGAATTGACTGCTATTCAAGGTTATTTCAAACGCTTATTTGTTGGTGAGGGTGCGTTTGCTAAGCTGAACGCTGAGATTATTGCTTCAAAGACCATCACAGCAGATAAGTTGGTCATGGATATGGCCATGGCTCGGATGTTTGTTTCAAGCGATATCTTCACGGATACGCTTGCGGCTAAAGAGGCTTTCATCAACAAGTTGCGGTCAGTCGTGGTCACAGCGACTTTGCTTGAAGGCTATAAAGGTCGTATTGGTGGATTCCAGATTGGTACACATGAGAAAGATTCGTCGGTGTACTGGATCACTGGAGAAAATCAATTTTCGGTCGGTATGAGTAATGGGACTGGTCAATGGTCACAAACGGCTCTTTGGGTCAACTGGGGGAATAATTGGGGGTATCCTGGAGATTATGCATGGTATGTAAAAAATAACGGTAAGATGTATTGTTACAATACAGCAGAATTTTGGAACACGCCAGTCATCCATGGGGACCTGCGCGTTACCGGTCATATTTTTTACAACAATGAGAATTCAGGAAAATCCGGGTACTGGATTCACTCATCTAAATACTCAAATTTCGAGCCCTCAAACAACTATCTTTATCTTTATTACAGCGGTTCAGGTTACGACTGGATTCCGATGAACAAGGAAATCTCAGACCGTCGTTACAAACACAATATCGAAGCCAGTACAGTCTCAGGTATTGATGTAATCGAAAACTTGAAAACGTACAGTTATCGCAAAGAATACGATGGGAAAATTGAGGACATTTCTTGCGGTATCATGGCGCAAGATGTCCAGAAGTACGCCCCTGAAGCATTTTTTGAAAATCCTGACGGCGCCTACTCTTACAACACATTTGCTCTTGTGCCTTATCTAATTAAGGCCATTCAAGAGCTCAATCAAAAAATAGAAAAATTGGAGAAAACAGCATGAACGAACAAGATAAACAAATCAGCAGCTTGACAATTAAATCGTTAGGTGAAAAAGTCGGTAATGAGGCTACTCAATCGGCTACGCTCGAAGCCCTCTATACAGTAACCGCTATGGAGCTTGAGCAGATGAAACGAATCATCGAATCAGACGAAGAGCTAAAAGTTAAATTTGAAGAAGCGAAAGGACGAATGACAAATGGCAATTAATAATTATGAACTAGCTAGTAAACCTTATACACGAGGCTTGGGAGACAAGACTGTGACGGTCGTTGAAGTCAAGCTTGCCGATGGCAGTCGCTACAGTACGAATATGCGTGAGTTGGCAGGAGACCGCACAGGCGATTCTGACGATGTTTTGATCAAGGCAGTATTAGATATTGTCAAGACTGAAATTGACCCGTCTAGCGCAATCGTGAAGGCTCAGGAACAGCTTAAACAAGCTAAGGAAGATTTGACTGCTAACAAAGAGTATCTTGAATCTGTCTCAGCTATCACCGAGGTATTGATTGCCCTTGCCATCTCTCAAAACGGTGGTATGCCCACGAATACTTATAGTAAGGTTGCGCAATTCATCAAACCTCTTGTTAAGGACCGTCGTTATGCGAACGGTGATATCGTATCGATGCCTTATCCGTACGATACTAATCCAAAATGGCCTAAGGACACATTAACCATCCTGAAATTCCAGATGCAGGAAGCAGAGGGGTACACTTTCAAAGAGCAACCTCTTACCGAAATGTTGCAGAAGGGTATTTTGACCGTGGTCATGCCACGGATTGAGTAAAAGGAGGTTATATGCCGATTGAAGAAGCTGAAAAAATCGCTCAAAGTCAGGTAGCTTGGGCGATTTTATTTATCTTACTTTTCTTTATTATCATTCGATATCTCATCAAGACTTCGGACAAGCGAGAAAAGAAGATTATGGATTTGCACGAGCAATCAAAGGCCGACTCTAACAGACGAGAAGAGCGTTTGATGACTCACCTAGAAAAGACCACTACAGAATTAACTATAATCACTCACACGGTCGGAGACATTCAAAAAGAAATGGTCCGCATGAACGACCGCATGGAAGAAATCGAAAAAGGAGAATAACACATGCAACAATTTAACGAAATCATTATTGCATTTGCTACAGGCTTTTTAGCAGTGGCAACAGGCAGTATCGTAAAAGCAGTAAAAGATTATCTTTTACGAAAAGGCGGAGAAAAAGCGGTAAAAATCGTTGAAATCTTGGCCAAAAATGCGGTCAATGCGGTTGAGCAGGTCGCTTCTGAGACAGGCTATAAAGGTGAGGAGAAGCTGGAGCAAGCCCGCACGAAAATCCGTGCAGAACTTACCAAATATAACATCAGCATGACTGACTGCGACCTTGATACATTTGTCGAGTCAGCGGTTAAGCAGATGAACGATGCCTGGAAAGGGGAATAGTTATGGACATTGATACAAGCAGATTAAGAACTAATTTACCTCAGGTTGGTGTACAACCTTATCGTCAAGTACACGCTCATTCAACAGGTAACCGTAACTCAACCGCACAAAATGAAGCGGACTACCATTATCGTAAAGACCCTGAACTTGGATTCTTTTCTCACGTTGTAGGAAATGGTCGTGTGATGCAGGTCGGACCTGTAAATAACGGAAGTTGGGATGTTGGGGGCGGTTGGAATGCTGAGAGTTACGCAGCAGTCGAATTGATTGAAAGCCATGGATCAAAAGAAGAGTTCATGCGTGATTACAAGCTCTATGTTGAGCTTTTGCGAAACCTTGCGGATGAAGCAGATTTGCCGAAAACACTTGATACAGGGAGTTTAGCTGGAATTAAAACGCACGAGTATTGCACGAATAACCAACCAAACAACCACTCAGACCATGTGGATCCATATCCTTATCTGGCAAAATGGGGAATCAGTCGTGAGCAATTCAAAAAAGATATTGAAGGTGGTCTGTCTGAAGCTGGCTGGAAACGCAATGAAACTGGCTGGTGGTGGGAGGAGTCGGATGGTTCTTATCTGACAGACCGCTGGAAGCAAATCAACAACGAGTGGTTCTACTTCAATGAACGAGGATACTGCCTAATCAATCGTTGGTTCAACGATGGGAAAGACTGGTTCTATCTTGACAAGCGTGGTGCGATGGTTACAGGCTGGATGTACATCAATAACCGCTGGTATTACTTCAAGTCAGATGGTCGTATGGCTAAAGGTTGGGTGAAATACCGTGAAACTTGGTACTATCTCGATGAAAAAGATGGAGATATGAAATCCGATCAATTTGTCAAATATGGCAACGGCTGGTACTACCTTAAATCAGATGGCAGCATGGCAGACAAGCCAGAATTTACAGTTGAGCCTGATGGGCTTATCACTACGAAATAA